AGAGCGACTATTGGGGCTATCACGGTCAGGAGTTCCCGTTCATTGGCTGGAACGAGCTGACGAAGTACCCGACCGACGTTCTCTTCGACATGATGATGTCGTGCAACCGGTCAAGCTTCTTGCCGGAGGCACACCCGCTGATCATCGACGGTGACTTGTTCAACAAGACCGGACAGGTCAAGTTCATCGACCGTCGCAGTTCGCGTGCGATGGAGTACCGCATCCCCGAGATGCCGTTGGAAGTGTTCGCTACCTGCAACCCGCACGGCGTCGGCCACAATTGGGTCAAGAAGCGCTTCATCAACGTAGCTCCGCCCGGCAAGATCGTTCGGCGCGTTGTCAACGTCTTCAACCCGCGGACCCAGCGGCGGGAGGATGTGGTCAAGACGCAGGTCCACATCTTTGGCAGCTACCGGGAGAACAAGTATCTCAGCCCCGAGTACGTTGCGGAGCTGGAAAGCATCACCGACAAGAACAAGCGCAAGGCGTGGCTCGGCGGAAGCTGGGACATCATTGCGGGTGGCATGTTCGACGATGTGTGGGACAGCGGACATCACGTTGTCGCACCGTTCGACATCCCTGCCACGTGGCGCATTGACCGCTCGTTCGACTGGGGCAGCAGCGCACCGTTCAGCGTGGGCTGGTGGGCCGAGTCCGACGGTAGCGATATCAAGATGCCCGACGGTACGTGGCGCAGCACTGTCCGCGGTGACCTGTTCCGGATTGCCGAATGGTACGGCTGGAACGGCAAGGCTAATCAAGGTTTGCGCATGTTGGCAAACGACGTCGCGGCCGGTATAGTGGAGCGCGAGCGCGCCCTGGGGCTGTATGGTCGAGTTCGGCCAGGCCCCGCTGACAACAGCATCTGGGACGTCGAGAACGGGAACAGCATCGCGTCGGACATGGCGCGGGGCGTGAAGATCAACGGTCAGAGCTTCAAGGGCGTTACTTGGATTCGATCGGACAAGAGCCCAGGCAGCCGGAAGGCGGGCTGGGAACGAATTCGCAGCATGCTGAAGGATGCGCTGCCGTGCTATGTGATGGCAGCGGATGGTTCCCCTGTCCGCGTGCCGCGTGAGCGCCCTGGACTGTTCGTCTGGAACACCTGCACCATGACGCTCGACTTGTTTCCGATCCTGCCCCGCAGCGAGAAGGATCCGGACGACGTCGACACCGACGCAGAAGATCACATTGGCGATGAGATCAGGTACAAGATCCTGAGCATCGCTGAGCGTGCAAAGAGCGGTCGCACGAAGGGCACATAAGGACACGACACCATGGCAATCAACAGCACTCACCCCAGCTACGACGCGTCTCTTGCCGACTGGCTGCTCATGCGGCATTCCTACGCCGGCGAACGAACGGTGAAGTCCCACGGTGTCACGTACCTGCCCGCAACGCCAGGGCAGATCCTGGACGGGCAAGGTTCGAACAACCCGAACGCAGTGGGTGAGAAGGCCTACCAGGCCTACAAGACGCGAGCGGTGTTCCCGGACTACACCCGTGAGGCGGTCGAGTATTACGTCGGCATGATGCACCAGAAGCCCGCGCAGTTCGAGCTTCCCGCTGCGCTGGAACCGCTGATCGACAAGGCAACGAACGCAGGCGAGTCGCTGCAAGCGCTGCTGAGGCGGATCAACGTGGAGCAGCTGACCACGGGTCGCCTGGGCCTGCTGTTGGACCTTCCGCCCAACCCGGACCCCGCGAACCCGCTGCCCTACGTGGCCGTCTACGCGGGCGAGACGGTGATCAATTGGGACGACAGCAACGATCAGCAAGGCGTGAACGCTCTCGAGCTGGTCGTGCTGGACGAAACCGGGCCAGTGCGACAGCCGGACATGACCTGGACGGAGGTCGAGCGGTACCGGGTGCTGGCAATGACCCCGATGATTCCGACCCCGGACGACGTCAACGCACCGAACCCGGATGCTGTGGTCACAGTGCAGCCTTCGCAGCCGCGGATCTACAAGCAGAAGACTTACATCCGCGAAGGCGGTTCGACGGTCGACTTCATGCAGCTCACGCCGCCGGTGCTGCGCGGCAAGGCGCTCGAGCAAGTCCCATTCGTGTTCGTCAACAGCAAGGACATCGTCAGCACGCCGGACCTCCCGCCGTTGCTGGGGTTGGCGCGGCTGTGCATGACCATCTACCGGGGAGAGGCGGATTACCGGCAGACGCTGTTCATGCAGGGGCAGGACACGCTCGTCACGATTGGTGGCATCGTTGATCCCGACAGCGGTGCAACGGATGCGGGTGCTGCAACGACGGACGGTGTGCGGGTGGGCGCTGGTGCGCGCCTCGACCTCAACATGGGAGGTGACGCCAAGTACATCGGGGTCGGGAGCGAAGGCCTGTCCGAGCAACGCGAAGCGCTCACCGCGGACCGTAAGCATGCGGAGACGAAGTCGGGTCAGCTGATCGCCCCCAGCGCGGGCAAGCAAGAGAGCGGGGACGCGCTGACGACACGGCTGTCCGCGCAGACCGCAACGCTCAACCAGCTGGCCAAGACGGGCGCGGCAGCGCTGGAGAACCTGCTCAAGATTGCTGCCGAGTGGATCGGTGCCAACCCCGACGAAGTGAAGGTCACCCCGAACCTCGAGTTTGTCGACAAGAACCTGCCGAGCAAGGACATCGTCGACTGGATGACGGCACGCACCATGGGCGCTCCGATCTCCCTCGCCACCATTCACGAGAACCTCGCGTCGCGGGGGCTGACGAAGCTGACGCTGGAAGAGGAGCTCGACGCGATCGCTGAGGAAGACGCAGCGAGCGCGCTGCGCACAGCGAAGGTCGCTGCACTGCTACCCCAGCCGCAACCGGGATCGGGGCCTACGGGGCCCGCTAGCCCGGCGCCCGGGCCGAACAACGCACCCGCGCCTGCCAAGGCTGCCTGATGGCTCAGAAACCCGCCAATGAGCTGCTGCTGGATGCACTGATCCGGCACCAGACCTATCTGCTGCGGTACAGCGGGAACCTCCGGAACCGGATGCTCGCAATGCTGGGTCGCACCGAGGACGACCTCGGCATGCTGATCCGCGACAAGCTGCGCAACAGCAGCGGGCTGAATAGCTCGGGCGACGTGCGCCGCATGGAAGCGCTTCTGGAAGCTGTGACCACACTGCGCAACAGCGCCTGGGCCGATGCGAACACACTGCTCCTGGACGAGATGGCGGAGCTGGGATACCAGGAACCAATCTTCACCGACGGGCTCGTCAAGACCGTTGCGCCGGTTCTCGTGGAGACAGTTCTACCTCCGGCACGCATGCTCCGAGCGATTGTCAGCACAAGGCCGTTCGACGGTGCGCTGCTGAAGGACTGGGCAGCGGGGTTGGCGTCGGAAGACGTGCGGCGAATCCACGGTGCAATCCAGATGGGCATGATCGCGGGAGAGGGTAGCGATGCGATCGCCAGGCGGGTGATCGGCACGCAGGCCTTAAACGGGACCGACGGTGTGCTCCAGGTGACACGCAGGCAAGTCGAAGCGATCACCAGAACCGCTGTGCAGCACATTGCCAACAGCGCGCGGAACGAGTACATGACGGAGAACGCGGACATCATGGTTGGAGAGATGTTCGTTGCGACGCTGGACAGCAGGACCACACCGGTCTGTCGCGCCAACGACGGCAAGGTGTTCCCCGTGGGCACTGGCCCGCGGCCCCCGCTGCATATCGCCTGCCGTTCGCTCCGCGTTGCAGCGCTGGACGGCGAGGTCCTGGGGAACCGGCCGTACAAGAGCTCCACGACGAAGCAATTGCTGCGCGAGTACACCGACGAGAAGAAGCTCGACCGGGTCAGCAAGCGCGACGACCTGCCGCGGGGTACGAAAGGCGATTACGACGCGTGGGCTCGAAAGAAGATTCGCGCGCTCACCGGTACAGTACCGCGAAGCACCAGCTACCAGACTTGGCTCAAGGTGCAGACGCAGACGTTCCAGAACGACACCATGGGCGTCACGAAGGCGAAGCTGTTCCGGGATGGTGGACTGACGCTCGACAAGTTCGTTGCCGCTGACGGCACCGAGCTGACTCTGTCTCAGCTTGCGTCGAAGCATGCGCAGGCGTTTCGTGCCGCGGGGCTTGAGCCCAGCGGCTTCATCTAGTCGGGGAATGGTCCCCGGCTCAACCTAAGGCCGCATGGCGGTGAGGACTTGAACTATGGCACTGAAAGCTCAGATCGAAACCTTGGAGGACGTGGCCGAAGGGCTGCGCACCGAGTACAAGGAGACGACCGACCCGACGACGAAGAAGACGGTCTACGTCCTGGACATCGAAGGCCCGATCGACCCGCTGCCCGCAGTGCGGTCGCTGAAGGACGAGAACGCACGTCGGCGCATCGAGAACACCCGTCTGGGCGAGCAGGTCACGAAGTTCAAGGTCCTCGGCGACCGTGATCCGACCGAGATTCTCAGCCAGCTGGACCGCATCGCGGAGCTCGAGGCTGCCGCCGAGGGCAAGCTGGACGACAACAAGATCAACAGCATCGTCGAGGGGCGCCTGAAGAGCAAGCTGGGCCCGCTGGAGCGCGAACGCGACCAGCTGAAGTCCCAGCTCGGCGAGAAGGACAAGGTGATCGAGGGCTTCACGCTGAAGGAGCGCACCCGCATGATCGGCGGTGCGCTCAACAAGGCAGCGCGGGACCTCAAGGTCGTGGACAGCGCGATGGACGACATCGAACTGTACGGCGACCGCATCTTCGAGGTGCAGGAGGACGGCAGTGTGGTCACCAAGGACGGCGTCGGTGTCACCCCCGGCCTGTCGCCCAAGGACTGGCTGTCCGACATGCAGGCGAAGCGCCCGCACTGGTGGGGCCCCAGCGCTGGTGGCGGTGCGGGTGGCGCCGGCGGTGGCCGCCAGAACGGCGGCGCGAACCCGTGGAAGGCCGAGTCCTGGAACATGACCGAGCAAGCGGCCATCGTCAAGGCGGACCGCGCCCGTGCTGACAAGCTGGCCGCTGCTGCCGGTACGAAGGTGGGCGGCCCGCGCCCGCGACTGGCGAAGGCGTGATGCCCTGCGCGGTGCAGGGACGACAATAATCGAACTTGCACCGCGCATCCCGGTCCTATAGTGCTGAGCTATGCGCTGAGCATGCGTTCAGCGCGACGAGCACATCGATGCGAGCCATGGGGCGAGCTTCGAGTCTAATCCACTTGAACCCCGTCACTCTCAACTAGGAGATTCTCACCATGGCTGCTGGCACCGTTGCCGTTGCGGACGTCATTGTCCCGGAGGTCTTTGCGCCCTACGTGCAAGTCCTCACCGAAGAAAAGTCCCGCCTGATCAATTCGGGCGCTGTTGCCCGAGACGCTGCGCTCGACGCCTTCCTGGCGGGCGGCGGTCTGACCATGCACGCCCCAAGCTGGCGTGACCTGGACAACGACGCCGACAACACCAGCGGCGACACCGAATCCGCGTCGAGCCCGAACAAGATCGGCTCGCAGGATGAGATCGTGGTCCGCCTGTCGCGGAACAACAGTTGGGCGACGGCCGACCTGGCCAGCGCGCTGGCTGGCAGCGACCCCGCCGATGCGATTGCCGGTCGCGTGAGCGCCTACTG